ATTATTTTTTTTCTTACTTCTGTTCGTTTTATTTCTGGGCCTTTGAGTTCTCGTTGTAGTGATGCTTTTATGTAGTCTTCATGTTCTCTGTGTGAACGTAAAGACATTTTTTTAATTTTTTTCAATTTGATCTCCGTAACATAATTGTCCCAAGCGATTGGGTGGTTTTTCATAAGCCATTTTTCGTAGTATCTGGGAATGGAAGCTTTTTGTCCATTTGGTAAGATGACGTCTCCATAATTAAAGACGTCTTGCCAGTGTTTTTCGAGAAAAGATTTTCCGATGGCATGTTTTGATGATTTTTTGGAGATAGGTTCATATTCGTGTCCGTCATTGCCGTGTACGAGTTTTTTAGCACTATATCTAGCACAATAGCCAGCCGATTCAAAGGTGACATTTCCGCACTCTGTGATACCCATATCCCATAGGTCATCAAGAGTTTTACTCGAAAAGATTCTATCTCCTCGTTCGTTAGAATATTTGTATTCAAGATCGTCTGGTCTGTAATTGAAGAGAAGAGCGTGCCAGTGGGGTCTTTTTGTTTTTTCACCGTATTCTCCAGTGACAAACATTCCGATTTCTTTATGTGGATTACTTGAACGTAATCTTTTCATGAAATCTTGGTAGTCTTTGTAGATGAGTTTGTCTGATTTTAGATTGTTATCTGAGTAGGTTAGGGTAATAAAAGAGTTTTCTTCATGCATTCTTGCTTCGTGTACGCATCTAATTGCCCATTGTCGGGCATATTCTAGGCGACACTCTATGCATTTGGAGCATGGAAGTTGAAAGGGAGCGTATTCTTTGCTATAGTTTTTGGGAGACCAAGAAATGGTCTTACCGTCTGGTAGAAATCCGACGGTACGAGGGGATGTACATCGCACGTGTATGTCCTTTCGTTTATTTTCTTTTAAAGGTTTGTCTGTATGCTGTCCAGCCGTATAAGTTCATGAATAACATACGTTGTAGATAATCTTCCGTTTTTTTGTCTGAATTGATGATTGTATCTGTCATAGTCTGATGCCTCCGCGATGAATGCGGGGATTTAGATGATTGATTTTGTGTACTCCAGTATTTTTCTTAAACTGTCGTTTTGAGCTTTTGGATGATAGTTTTCTTCTTTTCATTTTTTACCCTTTTTTGTTGTTCTGACAGTAGTATTCCTGTCAGTGGGCCATAATACAACGAGAAGCTGAATTATGGCCCGGTGTTCTAAACTTTAGTTTTGAACACTGTTTTGGTGATTAATTGGAGCTGGAAATTGAGTAGTTCCAGCGAAGGATAGGGCTTTGGCGATGTGTTGTGGGGTATCCATTGTCATGATAGCCCCTGAGAGCTTGTCATATTCCCCTAGGAAGTAGAGATCGTAGTCCTCTGGGTATTTGTGTACCATGGAGTTTGCGTCGCGTGTGAGCTCTTTAAATGAGCGTTCGGCTTCGCCGTGGGTTAATAGGAAAAAGGGTGGATTGTAGACTCCTGCTTTGGAGTCTCGGATTGAGTAGATTTTGAGCATCATAAATTGTCCTTTCGCACGAAGTGCAGTTAATGGTTAGGATCAATTTTGTTTATGCTTAGTTTATTGTCAATGGCTAACGCGCTTACGCTTGTTTACTCCGGTAGATTACTACCGGAGTTCTTTTTTTTGAAAATTTTTAGAATTGTTACGACGATTTGGATGATAAGCCATTCTACATTTTTCATGTATAGCTTGTCGGTATTGGACTTAGGTCTCTGAAGTTTTAGATTGTTTTGGTTCTTTTTGGGATTGTTGTGGTTTTGTTGTTTCTTGTGGTTGTTCTTTGGGGATTTTAAGTCCTAATTTGATTGCTTCTGCGTCGTTGGATGAGTCTGACAAGAAGTTAATTAGTTCTTGTGGATTGTTTGAGAATTTTGCTCTGAGGTTTGAAGGTAGGTCTGTGAATGCATTGTTAGCATTAATGACAGTTTGGATAGCTTCTTCGTAGCTTCCGATGTTGGTCATATCGGCGTATACGCCGGTAGTATTGTTGAGATGAGTAATCATCTTAGTTTTTTTGTATTTAGCCATTATTTTATTGATGTTCACGTCGTCAGCAAATTGTTGCTGAGTACGTGATGCGTCTGGGAATGTAGTGTGTACTCTGATTGTTCCGTCTTTGCGTTTTTCGATATTTTTCATGGTATCTCCTTAAGGCTTTAGTATTTCGCCTGTTTTTTTGTGGTATGTGGTTCCGTCTTTTCCGGTACCCATCCACTTTAATGGGTTAATAAGATCTTTAGCTGAATTAGCTGTATTTAAGAGCATGTTTGCTCTTTTGTTTATAGCGTCAACAGGTGCCGCTTTGTAATCGTAGTTTGCTGTTGCCTCGTCCGCTCGTGCTCTTGCTAGGACTGAGGGCATAGTTTTTTTAAGTATTTCTGTTTGTGCTGCTGTCTGTTTAGCAGTAGCGCCGTCTCTGTGTGCAGCTGCGGCTTGAGCAGTTCCTGCTATTTCGTTGAGTTTGGTTTGAGAATTGACTTGGTCAATTTCTTTTTTTAGTCGCATAGCTTCTAGGGCCCCGGTTACGCCGGGACCCATAGTATTTTGCATTGTAGCTGAGGCTCCTTGTGGAGTTGAGGAGCCTGAATTTGCTGAGAGTAGTGGGTTAAGCCCTGCGGCTTTTAAGTCTGCGACTTCGCGTTGATGAGCTGTATTGCTCATTTCGCGTTGGAAGTTCATTTGGTCTTTAGCTAACGTTGCATTTGCTTCGTTAGCTTTTTGTTGACCATGTTGTTGGAGTAGGCCGGATCCTACTGCTAGGCCGGCCCCTATTAGTTCTGCGAACATTTTAGAACCTTCCTAGTGATGCCGGTACTGAGTACGTCATCATTGGTCGAGCGCATCGGAGTTTGAACCATGCGTCGAATAGTAGATGAGGTGCTGTTGGGACTGCGATAGCTCGATCCACAGGAGTGTTTTGGGTAATGAATGTGGAGCTTAAAGTTGGTAGGGCTGAGAATTCTTCAGCCATGTGCCACATGTCTAATGGAGTAGTGTAAGTTGAGCGGAATTGACCGTGAATTTCTGACGGTTTGTATCTGTATTCCGCGTATCTTTCTTGGTAGCCGAATACAAGTTCGTCTGCCGCTGTTCCTTGGGCGTAGATCTCTTTATTTAAGATCTCTTGTTCGCCAAGTTGTTGGAGTTTTGGCCAGAAGAAGTCGTATCTGGTGGATCTATTCCACATGCGGTTCATGCCTTGTTGGTAAGTAATGTCGGCTCTAGCGCATGCTAGGCCTATAATGTAGCCGTGTTCCACGAAGGATTTGGAGAAACCAATTTGGTTTCCTGATGCTTGTGAAGTTGCGTATGCAGCTAAGTTTGCTTGTGGAGTTGATGCTGCTACGGATGTTTGTGGAACTACGTGTGAGTTGATTTTGGATTGTCCGCCGCCTAGATATTCTGGGCGTTGTAATCGGAAATCTGGTGAAATTACTCCGAAGTGTGAACGTAGAATTTCTGTGTATCTCGTTCCGCCTCTGGCGTCTAACTCGAATAGTGCTTGCATTTGGAATGCTTCGCGGAGTTGGTTAATAGTTGCAGCTGTTGCTGCTGTTAAATCTGCTTCCATTGTGCCATTTGGATCTAGGTATGCGAATGTTGCTCCGCCTGATCCGTTGGCTAATTGGCCTGTTGCTGTTCCTAGATTTGAGCTACCGAATAGTGTTCCTGATGAGTCTTTAATTAGTTGTTTTGGTGTAGCTGGGAAGTTAGTGACGATTGGTGCTGAAGTCCCTAGCGGTAGTGATACAGCGTCGCCTTTTTGTGGCCATGGAAGTGCTGATGTGAAGTAATCGTGGCGTTTGCCGCGTTTTAGTAGATTGAAGTCTGCTGGTGCATCTGGGCCAGCGTCTGTTGGTGTAACGACAGTGTCTTGTAGGTTTTGGTCTCTGAACCATTCTGACCAGATAAGGTTATATGCTCTTAGTGGTAGTGAGTTGTTAACAACGAGGGATGCTATTCCTGTAGGTAGGCCGAATTTATCGTAGATTGTGTCTACAGCGAAGCCTGTAACGGCTGGGGCTGTAATTGTGGGAAGTATGTAATCTGTTGTGTCGCCCGGATCTGTTTGGGCGCCATTGAGTTTTTCCCAATTGTCGTAGACTAGTCTGTTTGGGACGAAGAAGAAGAAGTAGTCCATGTACATGTTATCCATGATTGGAACTAGTTGTGTTGCAAGTCTTGCGAAGACGTTGACTTGTAGATTAAATGTGTCTCCAGGTAGTACCTCGTCGACGAAGATTGGTACTAGGTAGTCGAAGTCGAATGTGTCTTTTAATGCTGATGATCTGTCGAATTGTGATCGCCCGATATTTACGTCTGGGATTTGGGCGAATGAGTGTTGATTTGCGCGGTTGCCTAGCATTTAGATATCTCCTTTTTGGAATTTTTGAAGGCGCTTGAAGCGCTCTTCTATTATTTTTTTTCTTACTTCTGTTCGTTTTATTTCTGGGCCTTTGAGTTCTCGTTGTAGTGATGCTTTTATGTAGTCTTCATGTTCTCTGTGTGAACGTAAAGACATTTTTTTAATTTTTT